CCTTAGCTTGATAAATTCTTCTACTGGTACACGATACCAAGCGTTTCATACTCATCGTCTCTTCATGCTGGGACGTTAAACGGTTACCTATAAACACATGAGCAGTATGTTCGGTCTGGGTTTATTCTCAGGTCGTTCGGCTGACGCTATCTACAAGGCGATCCCCGTAAAAACGGGATCAAGAATTTATCAAGCTAAGGATCATGAGCCGCTCGGCAAGTCGTGCGATCATGCTCATGCCAAGATGGGCATGAACATGCAGTCGCATTACGAGCACGTGGCTCTCAAGGAATTTGGGGACGAAGTTGAGGCTGACAAGGACGATGTTGAGTGTGTTCCAACTCTCATCGATTTACCGCTTGTGAACGATGATGTCCTGCTGGCTATGCTGGATGTGGACGTCGGAGCTCGCAGCGAAAGAGAATTCTACAACGCGTATGGCACTAGCGGGATGTATGATGATGTCAAGGCAAGTTACCCTGCTTGCGCGTTCTTCCCGCGGCATCGCGCCAATGATAAGGCTCTGTACTTAGAGACTTTCAAGAAGCGCGTTGTGCACTCGAGCATTGATGAAAACGAGCGAAGCTTTGTCGAGTCGGAGATGACTGGCATGCTGTTGTTCATGCTTTCATGTGATGCTCTCGGTGTCCCCGAGGATCTTCAAGAGTTCGACGAGGATCTGTTCATGTCGTGTCTGACTGATCAGATCAACAAGCGTGTGGAAGGCAAGTCTGCTAACTTGCTTGATCAGTACGAGGATAGATCAGTTGCGTGGCTAGATCAATTCCGGGCTGACGTTCGCATGAAAGGGCAGTTGAAAGCCAAACTCGAAGCATTGGCGTTGGAAGAACCAAAAGCTGGGCAGACAATCAACGTGCTGCCTGAATGGGTTTTCGCAACTTATGGTGTTTGGGTTCGCTATTTGACTGCCATGATCGAGCGTCACAAGACCAACAGTCACGTAAACTTTCACGGAGGCCGCTCCATGGATGAGCTTAGCGAGATGGTCAAGCGAGACTGGAAGAAGGATCCGGCTCTACGAGCTGATGAGAAAGAGAATTGTACCATCAATGACTACACTGCTTTTGGCGCCTCTCAAGGCGGCGAGAGCTTGCAGATGGATACAATGTGGTATGCTTGGTGTGGCATGCCTGAAAGTCTTATAGCTCGTTACGTTGAGCTCAAGACGCAGCTGCGCGTGGGCGGTGGCGTGAAAGTCATCAGTCGCGATGATGGTGAAGCAGATACTTACAATGGTAACTGCCGCTATAACATCGCGTTGTGCGCCGCTCGCTTCGGGGTTGAGGCCATGTGGAGAGGTTGCTGGTGGGTGGCCGGTGACGACATGGTAGTCGATCACGAAGTTCCTACAGATGCAGTTCACTGGGCTAAGTACGAACATCGAGTTAGAACGCTTAGCAAGCTTCAGTATACTCCAGTTGGAGACTTTTGCGGGTGGATCATGGCCGAAGATTATGGCCTAATCCGCGACCCATTAGTTCTCTACTATAAGGTGCTGGCCAAAACGGCTCACGGGGCGTTGCTTTCACAGTTTATAGGCTCTTATGCCATTGAACTTCGTCGAACTTATGAGGCCGCTCGCATGGGCGCTTCACTTGACAGTTTCAGTGTACTACTGACCGCCAAGTTGTTAGACATAATACATAGCAAGTTGCCTATACTGAGCACCATTTTGTTCGGAAAGCAAACGGAGCATTGGCTGGAGCGTCTGCAGCGTAAAGTGGAGTACTGGACTGGCAAGAGTTTCCGGGGACGTAAGAATCTGTTGAGGCAAGCAAGGGCTTTAATTAGCAAAGAACTATCCGGTAAAGACATGCGGCGAGATTGTGTGGGGGATTATGAGGGTTCGAGAGAAAAGGTTTCTCTTATCTCGAACACTGAGTTTATCCCTCCACCACCTAATATCGAAATCAAGTGTCTTCTCTACGCGTACTATTGGAAAATGTCCGCTAATATGGCTATTGATGGCAGCAACAGAGCAGCGCCGCGCTTCAGCGTTGTTAATGAGTGGAACGCAAACGTTAGGCGTGTTACGTGCGAGATGAGCGCGTTGACGCCTGGTGTGGCTCTGACGGCCAATACGTCTATGGACTCCATCGGGAGCTGGATTCCGCACATCAACACGGATGTGCAGAATTTCGCTCGTGGGGCTATGGCTGCTAGGATCGTCAGCGCCGAGGTTTTGCTTATTCCAAGCTTTCTGGCTGTTGGAGGTCTGTACAAGGTGTCGATTTGCACATACGACGCCGAAGGTACAGCTCCGACTACGGATCAAGACTTCATGAAGCAAGATACCGTGGTGTACGAAGTGGCTTTTGCAGCATCTGATACGGGTATGCCGCCGATGCTTCGAATTCCTATTACGTTCGGGGAATTCGGTATTGGGGAGTTGATCGCGCCTCGTCCCGTTCAGGGGTTTAGGCCTGCGATCGCCTTCAAGGTGACCTGGGAGTGTTCGCAAGCTCTCGCTGCACATAACACTATGGGGCAGTTGTTGGTCCAAGCTATGCTCGAACGTCAGTAAGCATCATTCATCTTTACGCGCAATTCGACAGCCTTGTGTTTGCAAAGGCGTACGGGTCACATATGAATGTATGTTTGGTTATGGTTGTGTGTGTGTGTGTGAGTCTTAGGACTCGATTTATCTAGTATGAGTTAAGAATACG